ATGCTCGACTGGACCGATCGTCATTGCCGCTCGTTCCATCGCACGCTGACGCGCGACACGTGGCTGTATACGGAAATGATCACGACGGGCGCGCTGCTGTTCGGCGACGCGCAGCGGCATCTTGCGTTCACGCCGAACGAATCGCCGGTCGCGCTGCAACTCGGCGGCAGCGAACCGGACGATCTCGCCCGCGCCGCGAAGCTCGGCGAGCAGTGGGGCTATGACGAGATCAACCTGAATTGCGGGTGCCCGTCCGAGCGCGTGCAGCGCGGCGCATTCGGTGCGTGCCTGATGAACGAGCCGCAACTCGTCGCCGACTGCGTGAAGGCGATGCGCGACGCGGTGTCGGTGCCCGTGACGGTCAAGCACCGGATCGGGGTCGACGCAGTGGAGGACTACGCGTTCGTGCGCGACTTCGTCGGCACGGTTGCGCAGGCAGGCTGCGACACGTTCATCGTGCATGCCCGCAATGCGATCCTGAAAGGGCTGTCGCCGAAGGAGAACCGCGAGATCCCGCCGCTCAAGTACGACTATGCGTATCGGCTGAAGCGCGATTTTCCGTCGCTGGAGATCGTGATCAACGGCGGGATCAAGACGCTCGACGAGGTGGCGGAGCATCTCGAGCACGTTGACGGCGTGATGCTCGGCCGCGAGGCGTATCACAACCCGTACGTGCTCGCGGGCGTCGATGGGCGCTTCTACGGATCGACGGCGCCGGCGCCGACGCGCGAAGAGGCCGAGGCGAAGCTGATCGAATATTGCGCGGCGGAGTTGAAGCGCGGCACCTATCTCGGCGCGATCGTCCGGCACGCGCTCGGGCTGTATCGCGGTGTCGCGGGCGCACGTGGCTGGCGGCGCGTGCTCTCGGACAACAAGAAGCTCGCGCGCGGCGATCTGAGCGTGTTCGACGAGGCGCGCACGCATCTGAACGACGCTATCGAAAATTTTGAAAAAAATGCTTTGCAAGATGGAAAAGTGTTCGTATAATCTTGTTCTTCGCTGCTGAACACGAAACGAAACAGCGAAGACGCAAAGCAGTATCAGTGGTGGCTGTAGCTCAGTTGGTAGAGTCCAGGATTGTGATTCCTGTTGTCGTGGGTTCGAGTCCCATCAGCCACCCCAACAAATTCAAGCACTTGCAGCAGAATCAAGCTGACGTGTTACAAGTTTTGGAAGATGAGATTCCAAAATTTGGAAGATAAATTAAAAAGGCCCGCCGGTGAGCGGGCCTTTTTGCGTCCATCAGCTATGTGAGTCTCCAAAGTGAAGTGCGGAGGAATGTGTGAGCAAGAAGGCTCCGGAGCGAAACCTCGAGTTGGACGCGGCGAATTTGGCAGACTTTCGCCTACTTCGAGAGCTTCAATCGCCCCAAGACATCGACAATCACTCCATTCGACATGTAGCTGCTATCGTGCGGCGATTCTTACTTGAGCAGTCGCTGGAGGCGAGTGCTGGTCCTCGCGGGATGCGACTCGCATATACCGTGATCGATACGAACCCCCTCCGCAATGCACTCCTCGCTGGAAAGGTATTTGCGTTTTTCGCCGGTGGCGCAACTGCATTCGGTGACAGTCTCAGTCACATTACCTTCTATCCTCCCGGACGTCCTGGTGTGCCGCAGCAGAATGTGCTGGTTGACGTTGAACCCCAGATGGTGAGCCTCAAGAGAGACGGTTTTCTAGGGCATGTAGTCGGGGGCTACAACGGATCGCCTATCACGCGCAGAGACATCGTGGCGTACGTGGCGAACAAGGCGGCTGGGGTGCATTTCGATGCTAACCGATCAGAGGAGAAGTTCTTCCTCATTGATCAGATCCGGCATTGTGGCCGCGTTTACCGAGGACCATCGGGAAACTTCGCGGTTGAATTCGATGGGAACCGGCTCATCAATCCAGATCCAAAGTTCGCAATAGTGAGTGGGGCTATCGATTTCGTATTTTTGGAGTTTCTTGCGACAATCCAGTGGATCCTGCAGAGCGAGTCGGTGACCAACTTGTTTCAGACGTTGGGATGTGAACTCGGGGTGTGAGTTAATCCCAGCTTTTCGAACGTCTATTAACGTGTCGCGCGCACTTTTCTCTGCCGGCGCCGGTCGTACGTCTTTCGTACCATGCGCTCATCTGCGTGACCGGTCGCGTCGGTGATGCGATCGTCGCCTTCTTCCTGTCGATCCGTCACGGCGGCGGGCCGCATGTCGCGCAGCGCGAATCGCTCGAACGATACTCCCCTTGCCTGTGCTTCCTTCTCGCAGTAGCCCATTAGACGCGACCAGTTCGTGTTCCATCCACTGCGCGTGTACACCTGACCGGCGGTATTGCCGAAGACGTGAACGCTCGATGTGCGCTGCAGCGCGAGCGCCTCGTCGATCACCGCTTTCAGCTCCGGCGACCACAGCACGAGCTTCACGCGCTGCTGCTCGCCGGCCTTGCGCTTTCCGATCGGCACCTCGACGCCTTCGTGCCGGATACTCTGGCGGTGCAGCTCGCGCATCTCGGTCGGTCGGCTGACGGTCAGGTAGGCGGCCTTCAAGCATAGCGCGAGGATGAGGTACGCGGAACTCGGGTGCTGGTCGCCGACGCTCCGGCGCGACCGCGCGACTTCCACTGCCAGATCGATCTCGTCCTGACGCACATACCGCTGGCGCGGCCGCGTCGGGTTGTACTCGATGCCGCGACACGGGTTCGTTTCGAGCTCGCCGCGGCGCCGGCCGTATTCGAGGATCGCGGACAGGAGGGCGATTTCCTTGTTCGCCTTCGCCGGCGCGCCGAGCTGCGCACGTTTGTCGAGGTAGCCGTACACGTGTTTCGGCTTGATCGCCGCTGGCGCCATCTTCCCAAAGACCTTGACCAGGCGCTTCGACTCGACGCGGTTCTCGTCCAGGGTGGACTGGGCCTTGCGGCGCTCGTCGGAGTGCGGCAGTCCGTCCTGCCATTCGAAGTACTTGGCCACGAGCGCCTCGACCGTGCCCGGTTCGATCGCGTTCCCGTTGAGCGCTTCCGCTCGCTCGATCGCCTGCTTGCGGATCTCCGCGAGCGCTTCCTTGTTGTGGGCCGGCGCCGACAGGCGGAACGCCCAGCGGCCATTGGGCAGCTTGTAGCCGAAGCTGACCTTGTGCTTCCCGTAGTGGGCGTAGAGCCGGAACGGCAATCCGTCCGGTCGCTTGCGTCGTCCGATCATGCTGCGAGTGCGTCGAAATTCGGTTCTTGTTCTGCGGCCGCGCGGGAGTGGCGCGGGTGCGCGGCCGGCGGGGCGGTGCCGTTCATGCGTGCGTCGTAGTACTCGCGCGCGACGAGCGGCACGCCGGCGATGTTGACGGCGTACGGCCAATGGTTGCGCTCGAGCCAGCGCTTCATGCAGGCGTGGCTGCGCGGTTTGCAGCCGACCAGCTCTGCGAGTTCCAGCGTAGTGAGGTAGAGGCTCATGATTCGACCTTCCTGAACTCGACAACCCATACCCACGGGTTTGCATCCCAGCCGTGGCCGTGCGCGGCGTTGAGGCTGTCCCACAGCTGCCGGAACTGCGCGACGGTGCCATCGATCGGATCGATGCGGACGGCGGCGCGCCGCGGATCCTTGATGCCCTCCGCGATCGCGTCGTCCCAGCTGATGGCCTGCAAGCGCTCGGCGCGCACGCACGTAATTTCCAGCGTGATGCGCGACGCCCAGCGAGGCATATGCATTGAAGCCCGAGCGCGGCCGGCTGTTACCTCGTGTCCCGGCGGAGTACCAACCCATCGCCAGTCCCGTTCCTCGCCGTCGACTTCATAGCGCACCGGCGCCCATGGCGTCCGGTATCCGGCGTCCAGGCAACGCCCGCCAACGCTTGTCGGACTATCGCCGTCGAAATCACTGGTGAAGCGGAATGCCTCGCGCACCCACAGGCGATCGCCGGGTTTGCCGTAAGGGCAGCGGATATGTTCGCTGATCACGCGTTCGGCGCGGCACCACGCCCATTCGCCGGTCGGTTCGTCAGTGCCGCGCGCTTCCTCCCTGCCGCGAAACTGGAAGATGTGATGCGCGCCAGTAGGCTTCACGATGCGCCGCGTCTGCGTCTTGCGGCCTTCGAGGATGGCGCGCACCATCGGGCCGCTGAAAAGGATCGGGCGTTCTTTCATGCTGATACCTCGAACAAGGCGAGCTGGGCCGGCGCGGCAGCGCGACGCGGCAAGACCGCGCGGAGCCGCTGGCGGTACGCGACGTGCGCCGGAACGTGGCCGGGCAGCAGGCTCAGATGGCCGAAATTCATGCCAGGGCGAAAGGACTGGACGTGCACGAACGCGAACGCCGGGGCGATACGGCACAGTTCGGGCTGCCAGTCGGGCATGCAAGCGCGCCAGTACTTTGTCAGGCGTTCGCGCTCGGCGAGCTTGTCGACGGGCGCGTGGTAGTTGCGCCGCCGGGCCCGAACGCGCTCGATGCGCTCGGCGGCCTCGAACGTAGTTTCTCCGGCCAGCAGCATTGCAGCGGTGACGATCTGCTTCATCGCCGCACCATCATGCAAAGGTCGGCGCGACGCCGGATCTCGTCGTCGTAGCCGTTGAGGGTGCCGGACATGACGTCGTATGTGCGGCGGCCGGCGGGGATGCCGACGTACTTTTCCTGCTGCGAGTCTGCCGGTGCTTCGCCGGCGATGCGATAGTTGCAATCGCGCACACGCAGCGAGCGCACGCGCGCGACCGTGCCGTCGTCGGCCATCCGCTCGAGCACGGGCCGGAGTGCAGCGGCCACCGTGCCGAAGCGCTTGGCAAGGTCAGACGGGGAGTAGACCTGGCCATGGGTCATAGCGGCGAGAACCTGGTGAGCTTCTGGGCTACGGGCGGCGCGCGTCATGATGCTTCTCCTGCGCGGGCGGCGTCAAAAGGCGCGGCCGGCAGCGGCATCCAGTGCGTGGGCGGATTGTCGCGACGATATGGAATCGTCCAGTCGACAAGCCACGATGCGGCTCGCACACGAGGGCGAATCTTTCCCAGCAGCGCGACCTCGTCGTCGAAAAGCAACACGACCTCAGTTCCATCCCTCGGCGCGGTCTCGATCGGCCGCCAACCCATCGCTTCGGCGCGCGGCTCCGGCCGTCCCGGTTGGGAGGCGAGTATCGAGCGGAGAACGTCGGCGCAAGCATCCTCGCCTTGCGCATTGGCACGGCCGATCGCCCACGTGAGTACGTCGCGCTGCTCGTTCGTCAGGCGCGTCTCCGCCGGTGCGTCGGCCTGCGCTGATTGCGGGGCGGTATAGACGGGAACCAACCCGCCGATGCGCTTTGCGCTGGATTCGTTGCGCGTGAAGTAGTTTCCGCCCTTGGGCTGCGCGTACCCGAACGGCTTCGCCCCTTCCGCCCCCGTCTCATTGGCAGAGGACGCGCGAGCTTTCAGCTCCTCGATGGCTTCGAGGATGGGTGCTGCGCCGCCATCCTCGGGATCGAGCCCGAGCGCTTCGTTGATGAGCCCGAGGTCGGAGCAGGCCGCATGGAACATGCGCGTCACGCTCGCGAGTTCGGCATTCTCGATCGCTGCTGCTGCGGGCTGCGAAGGCGCAAGAGCAATCCGATGCTCGCAATCGCTCTCGGACATTGAAGTCGGGAATTCCCTATTGTTCGATGGAGATGGGGATTCAATAATGTCGCCGGTGGGGCAATTCGCTTGTATCCACCGGCCTCTTGCCTCGCTCCCTCCCTCTGGAGCGAGGCTTTTTTCTGGCTGCTCGAAACGGGATGCGGCGGCCGGATGCGGCGGCAGATTCAGGACCGTGCCGACCGGGAAATACTCGTGCGGTAGCATGCGAGCGAATTCCGGATTGCATGCGAGGATGTGCCGCCACTCCATTTCGTTGCCGCACTGGCGCAACGCGATGCCCATGACGGACTCGGCGGGTTGCGTGGTGTACGTGCGCGGCGGCTGCGCTGTCGTTTCGCTCGCCTGTTCGGGAGCGGGGCTCCCACGTCGGCAAAGGTTCTCGCTCGGCGTGCCGTTAACTATTTCGGACAGCGCTCGTGCCTCGGATGCTGATCTTTTTTCTTGCCCGCTCTCCATTTGGTTGAGCGGGCGTTTTTCGTTGTCGGTGGTCATGGTGTGGTCCTCAGAAGGTCTTCGTGAGATTGCGATCGACGGCCTTCCCAAGAGATCTCAGGAGGTTCGCGACCCGGGCGCGATCGTGATGGCTCGCAGTTGCCTGCCGCAGCAGGCCGAAATACGAATTGGCGACTGGCATCAGGTCGTGCGTTGGCGTTTCTGCGACACGACGCAATGCTTCGTTGCGCGTTCGCTTCCGCGTCTCGCGGCGCCAGGGCTTGATGACCTGGCCGACGAAGTCGACTCCGCGGTCGATGGGCTGCAAGATCGTCTTGCGCGGATTGATTCGGGCGCCGAGCCGGGCGGGCAGGAATGCCGTCACATCGGCGAGGATCTCGTTCAGTCTCGCCGCCGATTCGTGTAGGAACACGAAGTCGTCGACGTAGCGGATGTAGTGCCTTGCGCCGAGCAGATGCTTCGCGCGCTGGTCGAGCACGTCGAGGTAGACGTTCGCGAAGAACTGGCTCGACAGGTTGCCGATCGGCAGGCCGAGGTGCGACGGCTGCTCGACCAGGCGCTTGTGCAGCGGCACGCGCTCGAGCAGCGCGGGATCGCCGCGGTAGATATAGTCGGTGCGTGGGTCGTGCATGAGCACGAGCTCGGTCAGCGCGCGCCAGAATGGCTCGCGGATCTTCGGGAGCAGCAGATCGAGCAGAACCGGCTTGTCGATGCTGACGAAGAAGTTCGCGAGATCGCACTTCAGGTAGTACGCCGGCCGCGACCAGTTCTGCGTGATCGAGCGGATCTTCGATTCGAGGCGCTCGGCGGCGCGCAGCGTGCCACGCCCCTTGATGCATGCGAACGTGTCAGCGATGAAGGCGCGCTCGAAACGCGGGCCGATGCGGTTGTACAGCAGGTGGTGCACGACACGGTCGCGGAACTCCGCCGCCCAAACCTCGCGCGGCTTCGGTCGCGTGATGACGAAGCAGATCGAGCGTCCGGGATGATAGGTGCCATCGGCCAGCTCGTCGTACAGGCGGCGCAGGTTGTGCTCGAGGTCGACCTCGAACGCGAGCGCCGCCGGGGTGTTGCGCTTCGTGCGCCGGCAGTCGAGGTAGGCCTCGACCAGCTCGGCGAACGCGAATCCATCATTCCAATCTGCGGACGGCCCGGGCGCGCAGCTTGTTGTTCTGTTGGTTGTTGTTCTGGTTGCCGTTGTTGAAGTTCTGATACCAGGCCCAGCCGGAGAAATCGTGCTATCTACGTCGCCCGGCCGATTGCTCAGCCGGGAAACTGCGCTGGACGCCGCCGCACGCTGGCGGCGCGTTTCCTCATTGCGCATGGCGGTGCCCTTGTGGGGCAGCGGCACGACCAGATTGAAAGATCGCTCAGCCATGGAAGCCATGACCTCCCTGGAGCGGGCGATTACCTGCGGACTTCTTCCATGCGTTGGCCTGCTTCCCGATGCTCGTCGTCAGCTCGACAGCGCGCGCGTACGCGCCCTTGTCGACCTTTCGCTTGTTAAAGCCGAGCCGCAGCAGCAGGTTGATCACCTGCAGCCGCTCGATGAGTTCGCCGAGGTGCGGCGACTTGTCGGCCGCCACGTTCGCGCGATACACCAGCACGATGATCTCGATGCACTCGGCGCTGATCTTCTCGCCGACCGATCGCTTGAAGTCCCGCTGCATGTTCGTGACGACGTCCGTCACGACATCCAGCAGGCCTTCGGCGGCGCGGTAGATCGGCAGTTGGGTGTGCAGGGCCACGATGGTCTAAATGGTCAAATTACTGAAGGAATGAATCTGCGGACGGCCCGGGCGCGCAGCTTGCCGTGCTGCCGGCTGAGGCCCTGGGTGCCGTTGCCGAAGTCCTGATACCAGGCCCAGCCGGACGTCTCGGCCTCTTCGCCGGACCAATACCAGGCCGATTCGAACTCGCCTTGCAGGTTCGTGAAGAGCAGCGACTGCTCGCGGCGCGAGGGAAGTTCGCCACCTTGCTGCTCGGCCCATTCGCGCGCCTGGTCCCACGTTACGCTCTCGGCTTCGCCGGGCAGCAGGATCAGGTAGTGGCTCAGCGCGCCGTCCTCATCGAGGATCGGGCCCGCGCAGCGCTCGCCGGCGGCGAGCGGGATCGTGACCGCGTCGACGCGATACTCGGTCGCGCGCGGCAGCTTCTTGAACTCGTCGATCATCGCGTTGATGCGAGCGTGATCGTCAGCGAGCTTCGACTGTGCGGCCTCAATGGCCGCGAGCGTGGTCGTCATGCGATGCTCCGGTTGAAATGGATGAAGGGTTAAATCGGCAATCTGCGGACGGCCCGGGCGCGCAGCTTGGTGAGCTGTCGGCTGCTGAGCTGGACGCCGAAGGCGAAGTCCTGAAACCAGGCCCAGCGATCACCATCGGCCTCGTTGCTCCAGTACCAGTCGCGCTCGAACGCGTCGCGGCAGTTCGCGAACAGGAGCGCTTGCTCGACGCGTGTCGGCAGATCGCCGCCGATGCTCTTCGCCCACTCGAGCTGATCCTTCCAGGGAGCGGCGCCGTTGTCGCCCGGCAGCAGGATCACGTGATGGAAGTTCCCGTTCTTGTCGCCGATCGCACCGGCATAGATCTCACCCTCGGCGAGCGGCGGAATTTGCAGCTGTTGCATGGCTGATCCTTGAATGGATGAATGAATCAATTTTTGAATCTGCGGACGGCCCGGGCGCGCAGCTTGAGGCCCTGTAGGTCGCTGCGCTGGTAGCCGTAGTCGAAGGTCTGATACCAGGCCCAGCCGGAATAGCCCGGATCGGTGTCGGGCGTGTTGGACCAGTACGCAGCCTGTTCGAACTGGTCGCGGTGGTGCTCGTACGCGATCACGAGCTCGGCGCGCGTCGGGAGATCGCCGCCGCGCGACTTGGCCCACTCCATTTGTGCTTGCCATGTCGCGCGATCGTTCTCGCCGGGCAGCAGGACGGTATGCACGACGTCGCCATGCGCATCGACGATTCCGCACAGGTAGATCTCGCCTTCGGCGAGGGAGGGAAGTTGGATCTGCATGATTTCTCCTGGTTGAACTCGAATCGACCAACTGCATCGGTGGGTGCTCGGCTAGCATGTGGCAGCTGGTTGCATGAAAGCGCCGCGCTGCAGAACCTGTGGCGTTGTGACGGCGCCAACCGTCACACCGAGCACCCACCGTTGAAGCCGGTGGCGCGGCGGCGCGCGGCCGCCGCGTAGGGAGGCTTACTCGCCGGCGAACGGGGTGCCGAAGAAGAACGGATTCCCGGTCTTTTCCTTGATCGTGGTGACGATGGTGGTGGCGGCCGCCTCGAGCACCTTGTCGGCGCGGATCAGCTCGAACCAGAACGCCAGCTTGCCGTCGCGCACGCGGTAGCGCAGGCGGGCGTCGATCTGGTAGGCGTCGCCGTTCCAGAACACCGGCACGCCGATCGCGAAGCGCTCGAACACGGACATCTTCTGCAGCGTCTGCGCGTCGTCGTCCTGGACGAACGACAGGTTGACCCCGCCGTTCGACAGGCGGACCGCGCTCTTGAACCGCATGTCCTGCGTCGCTTCGAACGACAGGGCCATTTCGAGCATCGCCGAGCCGCTCGGCAGCCCGGCACCGTCCGGGCTCGCGATGTCCTTCAGGTTGTCCTCGATGAACGCAGCGAATTCCGTCTGGCTCATCTGCTTCCGATTGACGCCCGTCCAACGGCGCCACTCCTCGCTGAACTCCGGCGAGAACAGCGCGCGGTGATCGCGCCAGGCCGGCGCATTCTCGTCCGCGCCGTGGTCGTTGATGATCCCCGTGAACGAGATCTTGCCCTCCACGTAGTTGGCGAGGCACCAGATCGTGCAGTCGGTGAGCGAGCCGTGACGCTTCACGTATTCGATGAAGCTGTCGACGTCGCGCACGCGCACCTGGGCGATCTTGCGCAGCGGCTTCGGCAGCATCTTCGATTCATCCTTCTCGACGAGCTGCCAGTCCGGCGGCAGCGCGAGGCGGCGCACCGCGGCCGAGGTGTTCGAGCCGATTTCGATCGGCTGCTTCATTTCTCGCGCGAGCGTCTCGGCGAGGTTCTGATTGAGGTCGTCCATGGTTTCAGCAGAGTCCTTGGTGGAGGGAGGGGTTATGCCGTCTTGAGCGCGGACGGCGGCGCATCCGAAGCGCCGTCGACGCGCTTCAGGTCCAGCTTCTGTTGGCGCGGATCTTCCGCGATGAGGTTGCCCTCGGCCGTCGCGAACAGCATTGCTTCCATCGGTTCCTCGGCCGGCTTCTTCAACGTGACCTTGGCGCCGATGTGCATGGCGCCGCCGCGCGTTGCCTTCTTGACGGCGATCGTGATGGTCATCGTGCCGGCCTTGCCGCTGGCGTCGACGGCGTTCACCAGCTCCGCGAGCTTGTCGCTTGCCTGGTCGATGAAGATGCCGCCGCCGATGTGGCGCAGCGTGTCGGTGATAGGTCTGACGCTCATAGGATCTCCGTTCGGTTGGCGAGTGATAGGGTCGATAACATCAGTACTGCGAAATTTGTTGCTCAGTTTGAGAATGGTGAGAGATTTCGGGATTACACGCAGCGATGCACCTTGCAGCTCTCGATATTCTCCTCATGCTCCAGCGTGACTGAGCCATATGCGAGGAAAATTGCGACGGCGATTGCAGCGCCGATCCAGATTTTCACGAGTTCCATGAGGTCACCGTTTCGCGTCGAGATAGCCAAGGGAGTAGGAGAGGCTCTGCGACTGCGGCGGTCGGCCGCACATCGCGTCGATCCAGCCACGCCCATACTGCGCAATGCGATGTTGCTCGATCATTTCAGCGCCTCCAGTGATCGCGATAAGCCTGGCGAATCGAGTGAACGTGAACGGCGATCGCCGTCACCGACAGGGCAAAGGCCGCACAGATGAGCTCGCTCATGCCGGGACCTTTCCAGCGTTTGCGTCGCAATAGTCGATGACCGACTGAACGGTGGTGAGCTGAAGCATTTCGCTGTCGGGGATCTCGATGCCGAATTCGTCTTCGAGCGTCATGGTCATCTCGACGATGTCGAGGGAGTCGGCGCCCAGGTCGGTCTGGAGCGAAGCGCCGTTGTCGATCGTGGGATCGCTAATGCAGAGCTGCTCGCGGATGATCGTTTTGACTCGGTGCTCGGTGGTCGCTTGGCCGTCGCTCACTTCCATTCTCCTAGTTGGTGGTCACAGCCCTCATGGGTACGCATCGCCTTCCGCCTGGGCGGCGGCGCAGCGATTGGTGCTGCGTTGGGATGAATATTAGAAGTTCTCTTTTTTAGAGTCAAGAGAAATTCTAATATGTGTGGTGGCCCTTAATTTACGACGGTCAGGCCTGCCCAGTATGCTCAGACATATGCCTACAAATAGCTGACCGAGGGGAGCATGAAGATAGCGACTATTGGGATAGCAGCTCTCGCTGCCGCCACCGCGATCATTGTGGGATTGGGGTCGTTCTTCGGCTCTGGAGCAAAGCTGACGCCACGCGCTAAGGCCGACTGGGCATCCGCGGCGTCTATCGGGCTGGTGAAGGAGGAGGCGCCTGCGGCAGCATCGGGAGCTCAATATGACCTTGCTTATGCAATCCTGGCGACAAAGAGGCTGCGCAGATCAATGCGTGATCCCGATAGCTTCAAATTGGAGTCCGCATTCGCAGTGGCCGGCTCTGGCGACATCTGCTACCAATACCGCGCCCGCAATGGGTTCGGCGGCATGGACGCGGGAGCGGCGATCGTAGGAAAGAGAGATGTCGTCACCGACAACGCCAAGTCGCTCAGGACGGAATGGGGCAAGCGTTGCGCCGGCAAAGCAGGGGAGGATTTGGCGCCTATCCTCGGCCTATAACATCCGACTCAAAAAAGAAAAGCCCGCTACATGAGCGGGCTGAATCCATGCTTGGAGACATGGAGGAGACGAGATCGATTCTAGGTGAAAACCCTATGACGCGCAACCCCCAAGTCGCATCGGCGCTACGGATGTGAAAAGCCCCGGGCGGGCGGAGCAATAGCACGCCGACGCCACCTTACCCATCCCTCTATCCGCGCTTTGAGACAAACGGCGTCCTGATTGAGCAAATTTGTCAGCGCTTGCTTAATCGGTAGCGGGACGCCGCTTGCTCTGGTACTGTATATACATACAGTACTCGAGGCTATGAGAGACGAGGGTGACGGTGATGGGCGAAACGAGGACAACAAAGCTCCGGTGCAAGCCGGGAGACTTGGCGCGGATCAGGAAGGCATAAAATCGCTTGCTGGAGGGGCGACTCGTGTTCGTTCGTCGCGCTTATAGCAAGACCGAATGGGTTGTGTGCCTGCTTGACGGCCCCGCGTTCACGCTGAGCGAGGACTGCTGGCGCTATATCGCAACTCGGAACCTCATCGCCGATGACTGGGCGCTCGAGCCGCTGGTGGGTGAGCATCAGATTCCCCGTGCGGAGAGCGCTACGGGTTCAGGCGCCCCAGAGGTTCATTCTCATCCGGAAGCATGCGAAGCATCAATTTGAATGTCTGCTCAGGCTCTCCGGCCATGTCTGCCCGAAGAACGGCCTCAATCACTTCCCTCGCGGCGGGGCTGACAACCGTCAAGTCGATGTTGCCGTGGGGCTTGCGGATATCCTTGGCAAGCTTGGGGCTGATTTCGGACGGATCGACGCCAATTTGTGCACAGATCGCGAGCAGGGCTCGAACGTTTAGCGGGATGATGCCCCGCAAATACTGACTGATCAGCCCCTGGGTCCCCAACTCAGTCGCCTGGGCGAGCCATGCCTGAGAGGCTCCTGGGTGACTGCTCTTAAAACGATTCCACGCCGCAACCAGGCGATCTCGATCCGCCAATTCTTCTTCGGTCAGCGCGCGCTTTTCTACGGTAGCCATAGGCTGAATCCTAAATAGTGCGTCTAATATTTGCGCGCCTTGATGATTAGAAATTCTCTTGACCATATACAGGAGAAGTTCTAATATTCGCGCATGAACAACGTGCGACGCCTCCGCAAGATCCTAAATCTCTCCCAGGCAGAGTTGGCCCGGTGCATTGGGGTAACGCAATCCGCGCTTTCGCATTACGAGAACGGCGCATGCGATCCGCTCGTTGAGACGGCTCGCCGGTTGATTGCATTCGCCGGCACACGCGGCATCAAGTGGAGACTCGAGGACGTATATGGCTCCCCGGAGGTCGCGCAGTCGCAAGACGGGGGAGAGCTGCCGAGCACTAACGCATCCGACGACACCCAACCCTCGGCAGGGGCGCCGGCTAATAAGGAGAGCGTCTGACATGGCACAAGCGACGATCCTGCTTTCGTACGACGGTGCAGCGTCCCGGGCGTTGATCGCCCGAATTTCACAACTTGTCGAACATTCGCCTGAGTTCGTCGAGGTCTTTCGCGAGGCGTTCGGAGAACTCTCGGAGGCTTTCCGCCTGAACCGTATTGACTTGTCCGCAGGCAGGGCAAACGAGATCCGGATCCGTCTTGAGCCGACCGATCGTCTCCGAGATTTGATGGCCGCATTTGGCGCAGTCGATATCGATTGACTGGCCGTCGAAGTTTTCCATGGGGTCTCCGTTCGAACGTTGAACCGTGGTGTGGAAGCCCGATTCTGCCACGGGCGCGAGACCCCGCCATTTCACTGAATAAGGAGCGCAGATGCACCTTCCGCACCATCAAAAAATGCTCCAGCGAGCAGTCGTCGACGGCAACCTCGATCAGGTGATCGAGCGGATCGCCGCCGAGAATCCGAGGGCTTTTCACGTTGACCTGGGAACGCCTGGCGCTGACGAGACGCTCTCGACGCGCACGTTCTATGACCAGCCGGCCCGGCCGACGCCGATGAAGGGCTTCATCAAGCATTACGTGCCGACGGCAGAGGCTGCGTGACATGGCGCTCACCGCGGCTGAGCAGAAGCAGATTCGCGAGGCCCTGTGTGCGATAGCGGTTCGCGGGTCTCGGTTTCCGGACGAACTGCAGCAGGCTCGCCAGAACCTGACGCAGCAGTTTGAGGCACTGAAAGTGGCTGCAACGCCGCAAGCAGCAGCAGAGAAGTGACGGCGAGCGCCGCGATGGCGCGAGCAGCACCCGCCGGGTTGCACGGTCGTTTCATTTTTCTCTCCCTGAACATCTTTGACTGCACTTTAGTAGTCCTCATCACGAATTAACACGTTTTATTGGAGCTATTAGTGAACATCCTAGATGCGGCACATTCGGTTGCGCTCGACTACCCCGGCGGCTGCGAATCGCTCGCACCGCGTCTCGGGATGTCGGCTCAGGTTCTGCGCAACAAGGTCAACACGAACAACGAGACGCACCACCTGACGCTCAAGAACGCCGTTGACATGACGGAGAAGACGGACGACGACCGGATTCTCGAAACGTGGGCGCGCGAGCGCGGTTATGCGCTGGTCAAGATCCCGTCGCCGGAGAACTGCTCGGACGGCGAGATCGTCGAGCTGATGGCGAAAACATGGGAGACGAACGGCGAGATCGGCAAGGAGATCATCCGCACGTTCGAGGACAACCGCGTCGAGCGGCACGAAGTGGTCCGCATCCAAGAGCGCACGTGGAAGCACTTCCAGGTGCTGCTTGGCCTCGTCAGCCGTATCGAAGGCATGGCGGAGGACCAGTAAATGGGCGCGTTCCTGCAAGCCGCGGTGCTGACGATGTCGAGCCGGGAGATTGCGGATCTGGTCGAATCGCGCCACGACAGCGTAAAGCGGACGGTCGAGCGCCTCGCCGATCGCGGCGTCATCGATCTTCCACCATTGGTGGAATACCTCGACGGGCTTGGTCGTAAGGCCGCTGAGTATCAAATCGGCAAGCGCGACAGCTACGTAATCGTCGCGCAGTTGTCGCCGGAATTCACCGCGCGCTTGGTCGATCGCTGGCAGGAGCTCGAGCAGTATGCAGCGAACGCGTCGCCGGCCGTGCCGCAGACGTTCGCGGATGCTCTACGCCTGGCCGCGGATCAGCAAGAGCAGATTGACGCGCAGCGCCGGCAGATCGAGCAGCAGAAGCCGGCCGTCGAGTTCGCGCATGCGGTCCGCAACACGACGGACGCAATCAGCATCGGCGACATGGCGCGCGTTCTCGGCATCGGCCAGAACCGGCTTTTCCGCCAACTGCGCGCCGACCACCTCCTGATGGCCGACAACCGGCCGTATCAGCACTACATCGACCGCGGTTACTTCCGCATGGTCGAGAGCGTCTGGATCGACGCCGAGAAAGAGTCGCATCCCACCTTCAAGACGCTGGTCACGGGCAGCGGGCAGGTCTACCTGCAGCGCCGCTACGGCCAGCAACCGGAGCAAGCAGCATGAATACCGAACAGAACCGTCAGGCGCAGGTTGTCGACGAGCGGATGGCGCCGGCGCAGGCCGAAGAGATGAAGCGCATCGTGCGCGACGCCAGCCATCACCCGATGTTTCCGCGCATGTGCCTGTCGTGCGGGGCTCGAGAAACTCTCGACGGCTCCGTGCCGTGCGGCCACTGAGGAGCCTCGCATGGCAAAGAACTCCATCGACGCCTACGGCGCGAAAGGGAAGGGCAATGTGCTCGACTTCGATCCGGGCACGCTGGTGCTCGTGACCGATCCAGCGCACCCGCTGTTCGACGAGCGCGTCCACTGGCCGGTCGACGAGAACATGGTTCGCAACATCATGTTTCAGGGCGTGATCCAGCCGATCGAGGTGACGAAAGACCCGGAAACCGGCGAGGTTCAGGTCGTCACCGGGAGGCAGCGCGTGAAGGCAGCCCGAGAAGCGAATCGGCGACTGGTCGATCGCGGGGAGCCGCCCATTACCGTGCCGGGGATTGTCCGACGCATCCCGCGCGTCGATCGCGCGTCGGTGTTGTCGGCGGCTATCGCCAGCGAGAACGCAATTCGTCAGCAGGAGACGCCGCTCTCCACGGCCGCGAAGATGGCGCGCCAGCTGCGGATGCGCAGCGAGGCTGACGTCGCGGTCCTGTTCGGCTGCAACGTCCAGACCGTGCGGGCGACGGTTGCACTTCTCGACTGCTGCGAGGCGGTACAGAAAGCCGTGGATGCCGGCCAGATCAATGTCACGCATGCCCGAAAGCTCGCCAAGCTGGAACCCAGCGAGCAGCGCGAGAAGGTGGCAGAGCTCGTCGAAGCAGGTGAGGGCAAGACGGGCCATGCACGCTCCCGTGCGCAGCGTGCTGTCGTCGAGGGCGATTCAGCTCCACGCATGCGCTCGCGCAAGCAAGTCGAGACTGCGCTGGCGGCAGCGACCGGCGACGTGGCTGCTGCGCTGCGGTGGGTGCTTGGCCTCGACGCGCAAGTCCCCGGAGGGGCCGCAGAGTGAGCGTCAAGGTGATGAACGCCGTATTCGAGCGCTACCCAGATGGCGGCGGCGAAATGATTCTCGCGCTCGCGCTCGCCGATCACGCGCACGACGACGGCTCGCATATCTATCCGAGCGTGGAGACGCTGGCCAAGAAGACGCGCCAGTCGCCACGGGCTGTTCAGTACCAACTCCGGCGCATGCAGCAGACCGGCTGGCTCATTCTCGTCGGTCAGGCAAAGGGGGGCCGCGGCAACTGCCGCGAGTATCGAATCAGCCAAGAATGGATAAACGGCGCAGAACTTGCACCCATTTCGGTGGGTTCAAAGGGCGCAAAAACTGCACCGAATGGAAAGGGTGCAAACGACGACACAAAGGGCGCAACTGACGACGTAAAGGGTGCAAAACACAGCGCTAAAGGGTGCAAAGCTTTTGCACCCGAATCATCAGGAACCACCAAAGAACCGTCAGAGAACCATCAACCCGCGCGGCGTGCGCCGCGAGTTGCGTTGCATGCCGAACTTCTGAACCTCGAACTTCCGGACTGGCTCCCGTTCGAGGCATGGGATGCATGGTGCGAGCACCGCGAGGCGAAGACGACCGGCAAGAGCGGAATCCCTTGGACGCGTCCGGCGGCCCGCGTGTCGCTGAAAAAGCTCGAGCAGATCCACGGTCGGGGCATGAGCGTTGTCGACGCGATCGACGAGTCCGTGCTCCGCGGCTGGACGGGGATCTGGGAGGCGAAGGCTGCCGACGCTGCGGGCGCGGCTGGCGGTGCCGCTGACGGATGGTGGGGAACCGAGGCTGGCTGGCGCGACCAGGGCAAACGGCTGGGCATCGATGTAGCGCGGTTCCAGTACTTCGAGCAGTTCAAGGCGAAGGTCTGCAAGACGCTCGGCCCTGGGCCGTGGATGGAGCATCTGCTCGCCGCGGTCAGCCGCGAGAGCGAAGAGCGCGGCGAGCACCTGTACGCGTACCTCAACGATATTCCGCGCGACCAGATCGCGCAGCGTGAGGCTGCATGACGAAGCGGACACCCTGGCCGTTGGTCGTCCCGGCCGGAACGAAGACGGTCGGCACAGCGCGCGTGCGCGATGACGCGCGGCCGACGATGACCACGGCACAGCGACGGATCTATGAGGCCACGGGCAACCACCCGCAGGTCGACAGCAGTTTCGATGAGATCGCCGACAGGCTCGACCCATTCGCGCCGGCGCCGCTTTCGATGGCGAAGCCGAAACGCTCGCCGAAATACCGCAACACGAGGTGCGAGCACAACGGCATCAAATTCGACAGCGAGAAGGAGCGCTCGCGCTGGTTCCACCTGATCCAGCTGCAGGCGGCCGGCGTCATTCGCAACTTGCAGCTGCAGGTCCCGTTTGTTCTCACCGATCGCAAGCAGCGCGACGACGGCACGTGGGAGCGGGCATCCAAGTATGTCGCCGACTTCGTCTATTTCGACGTCGCGACGGGCAAGCAGGTCGTCGAGGACGTGAAGTCCGTGGCGACGCGGAAGAACCGTACGTATATCCAGAAGCGCAAGCAAATGCTGGAGAAGTACGACATCACGATCAAGGAGGTTTGATGGCTGAAGGAAAGATGGGCTTCACGTCGCGCCGCATCTGCGAATGTCTTCGCGACAATCCGGAGATCTCCATGGCGACGATCGCGAACAAGCTCGATGCGAACATCGAGACGATCAAGAAGCCGGTGAGGAGGCTCGTCGAGCTGGGATACGTCAAGCAGGGCGCCCGGCGGAAGGATGGCTTCACCTATCGCCTTACCGGCAAGCCCTTCCCGTCATCTGCCGACTGGAAGGTAACGCCTGCCTATGCGGCGACGCTTCAACGTCGGGCGGCATTCGATGATGCATTCAGCGTCGTGATTCCTGCGATGCGGGCAATGGTCGACGTCGGCAGGGTTGCGGCATGAGGCTCTATCTCGCCGGCCCGATGAGCGGGTATCCGGAGCTGAACTTCCCGGCATTCAATGCCGAGGCATCCCGCCTGCGCGGCCTGGGCTTCCGAATCGTGAACCCGGCTGAGATCAACGCGAATTCGGGTGCCGACTGGCTCTCATGCATGCGAGCTGACATCAAGCAACTGGTCGACTGCGACGGTATCGCGCTGCTGCCGGGCTGGGAGCGATCCCGTGGAGCGAACGTCGAGCACGTGGTGGCGCGCGGTCTCGGCCTGCGTGTGTACCAGGCGCATCACCTGGTCGGCCTCGCGGGCGAATTTCCAGTGTTGAGCTCGGACGCAATCGAGCGGATGGAGGCGGCATGAACTGCAAACCGGGTGATCTGGCTATCGTGACCCGCGGCGCGCGCACGGCGATCGAGAAGAAAGTGCTCGGCCGCATCGTGCGCGTTACGACCGCCGACGAGCAGGCGGTCTGGACGATAGAGGAGCCAATCTGGCTTCGGCATGCGGGCCGCTCGTACAAGATCACGGGTATTTGCGACGAGTGCTTGACGCCGCTGCGCGGCGAGCCGGAGATCGAGCACGAGCAGCGGCGCGACGAGGTGACAGCTTGAAGCGATCTGCACCGCTGCAGCGCAAGACGCCGCTGAAGTCGACCGGCTTCAAGCGCAAGACGAATTCGCCGTTCAGTGGCCTGGCGTCTCGCGCGACGCTCGAGCGCCGGACCGCGATCAAGAGCCGGATCAAGAAGCCCACCGTCGCCGAGGGTGCGAAGTATCTGGCCGCCTGTCGCGGCGAGCCGTGCTATCTCCGCGTGCCGGGCGTCTGCCGGCTCAATCCGCTCGACGAGACGGTGGTTCCGTGCCATTCAAATCAAGGGCGCCACGGCAAGGCTGGCAACTTGAAGGCGAAAAACGAATTCACGGTTCCGGGCTGCATGCGGTGCCACGCATGGATCGATCAGAACCGCGTCGGCACGCCGAGGCAGGTCAAGTTCGACGTGTGGGATCTGGCATTTGAAGAATGGGTGCAGGTGCGCGCCCGGAAGATGGGAATTGAGGAGGAAGCGTGCGACTTGTCGTGAAGATGGCTCTACCGGCCGTGCGCCACTGGCGCCACTACCGCGCGAATTGGGCGACGTTTGAGTGCCGCGCGGTCCGCTTGCGCGGCCCGGTTCGTCAGGGGATTCCATCGAAGCCAGTGCCGGCGTGGATCTACGCAGATGTGATCGTGCCGGACAAGTATCGCGATCAGGCGGCGCCGCATGCGTGGAATCCGGACGGCACATATCCGGTTGAGGTGCCGGTGAACTGGAATGCAAAGACCCTCGCGCCGTTTCTCGCGAGCGGCGACCTTGAATGGAATGTGGAGGAAGACGCGTGACCGCATTTGCATACATCGACATCGCCGACGTGCCGACTCATCTGCGTGAAACGAGCGCGCAACGCATCGACAGTCTAACGGGCGCGACACTCATCGCGTTCGAAGGCTGCCCGCTCGTCGGCCAGAGTGAGCCGGAAAAGCCGCAGCAGATCGAGTTTCCATTCCCGCGACTGCAGGCGATCAGATGGCAGTTGGTCGAGTGGCTGTCGTATTACGGGATCAACTTCACGGTCGTGTTCTGACGTCCCGCAGGCAAAACGAAAAATCGAAATTGATGAAAACACAAGGAGCCAGCATGCAAGCGGTCAAACACGAAGGCATATTCAAGAGCCCGCAAGAGGCCATCGTTTTCGCATGCAACTACAGTGACCAGCAATACGCGTTGTCGCCGATGGCGAAGATCCTGCAGCGCGGTGCATACGGAAGCGGGCGCGGGCTGATCGGCCTCGACGGCGCCGGCCAGGCGGGCATGGTGTTCGCCGAACTGCACCGGCTCGACTACTGGCAATTCGTCGCGCTGGTGTCGAGCAAGATCAAGCGCAGCGAGCAATGCACCTGCGGGTTCGCATGCTGCCGTGGTTGGAAGATCACGAAGCAATTTGACGAGGCAGTCAGCCAGCTCGCGGATCACGTCGGCGAGGCATTGATGCCTGTTCCGCCCGTGAAGGAGTTCAGGCGCGCGGTCATCATGAAGTACTTCGGCGAGAAGGAGAACGTCACCATCGTTGCAGAGAACCTTGGGATTCCGCCGCGCACGGCCGAACGTCACGCGGCAGCGATCCGGCGTTACATCAAGGATCTCGAGAGGAACGGACTGACGAAGCTGAGCGAGCGCCTCGACGAAATTGGTATGCTCATCTCGGAAACTGCTTGACTGGCGGAAATCCCCGCCATATAGTCCGTTTTCATATACCGTACCAATGGTGCGAACACAGAGCCCGCAAGCGATAGCAAGCGGGCTTTTTGCATTTGGAGTCGTGATGGAAAACCAGCATCGACAGATCAAAGGCTACCGCGACCTCTCGCAGGCCGAGATTGACCTGATGAACCAGATCAAGCAGAAGGGCGCTGAGCTGCTGCAGCTCCAGTCGCAGCTGGTCGGCTACTTGAGCACCGCGGAAGAGACGAAGCGGCATGCAGCGATGGAGTCGACGCGACACCGGCCATGGCAGCAGGGCGGTAGCGATGAGTGTCGCGAGTATCGGCGCTTTACCGAAGCCGAGCCGCAACGGTGGGCTGCAATCGGCAAGACGGACATCCAGACCGGAATCATGGCGTTGGTGCGTGCTGTCGCTCAGCCAGCAGGTGTTTGAGCAGCGAGCATCAAAGCAATGGGCCGAAAGCTGACGACGCTCAAGCCGCGCGTGCAGATACTGACAGCCACGCGCGTGCCGATGCTCGAAGCGAAGGCCGGCACGACGCCGCGCATTCGCGGTAGTCGATGGGTCAAGACGCGGCAGCGCATCGCTGTCGCGCAGGAGTTCAAGTGTCGGCGCTGCGGCTGCGTGTGGTTGCCGTGGCGAGATCAGGTCGATCACGACGTGCCGCTCGAGCAGGGCGGCAGCAACGAGGACGGCAACCTGCAGCTGCTCTGCGATGACTGTCACAAGGTGAAGACGGCTGAGGAGGCGCGCAGCCGTTCGGTGCGCCTGTGAATGCGATAGATTCGCATTTGCGGCGGGGGGTGTCGAAAGTCTGGCGTTGCACATCGCGGGACACCGCCCGACCTCCCACGCGGAGAAAAAATTGCCCCTGGAGGATTTTGTTAATGGCTTTAACAGGCAAAAAGAGGCTATTCGCCGATGCCGTTTTAGCCGGGAAGTCCAATAGGGACGCGGCAATCGCGGCGGGCTACAGCGCTAAGACGGCGTCGGCGGCCGGTTCGCGACTTGTTAAAGACAAGGACGTCGCCGCGTACCTCGCGGAGCGCAAAAAGAAGCCCGCGCCGAAGCGGAAATCGGCACCGCCGGCGGGAGACGATCCGGTCACGCAAGCGGCGGTCGCCGCCGGGTTCGATCTGGCCGCGATCCTCACTTACAAGGATCCGAAAGACTTCCTGCTCGCGGCGATGAACGATCAGCTCACCGAGCCGAAGCTGCGGATCGACGCGGCAAAGTCCCTCATGCCGTTCATGCACCAGAAGCTCGGCGAGGGTGGCAAGAAGGAGGCACAAGCGGAGGCCGCGAAAAAGGCGGCCAGCAAATTCGGCGCGCTGACGCCCCCGAAGCTCGTCGTCAACAACAGGAAGTGATGCATGGAATGGTCAACCGCATGTCCGGACTGGGCCGAACGGCTCAAATCGGGGCAGTCGATCATTCCGCCGCCGATCTTCCCGGAGCAGGCTGAGCAGGCGCTCGCCGTATTCAAGGAGCTGAAGATCGTCGACGCGCCGGGCAGCCCGACGTTCGGCGAGTCGTCCGCGCAGTGGGTGTTCGATCTGGTCGCGTCGATCTTCGGCGCCTATGACGCCGAGAGCGGCCGGCGCCTGATCACCGAGTGGTTTGTCTGTATCCCCAAGAAGAACAGCAAGTCGACGCTTGCCGCGGGGATCATGATGACTGCCATGATCCTGAATTGGCGCATGTCGGCGGAGTACGCAATCCTTGCCCCGACGATCGAGGTCGCGAATAACAGCTTCGCGCCGAGCCGGGACATGGTGAAGCATGAGGAGGAGCTCGACGATCTCTTCCAGGTGCAGACTCACATCAAGACGATCACGCACCGAACGACTGGCGCGACGTTGAAGGTGGTTGCGGCCGATTCGAACACGGTCGGCGGGAAGAAGAGCGTCGGTACGCTGGTTGACGAAGTGTGGTTGTTCGGTAAGCAGGCGAACGCCGAGAACATGCTGCGCGAAGCTATCGGCGGCCTGGCATCGCGTCCGGAAGGGTTCGTGATCTACCTCACGACGCAATCGGATGATCCGCCGGCCGGCGTGTTTCTGCAGAAGCTGCGTTATGCGCGCGACGTGCGCGACGGAAAGATTCACGATCCGTGCTTCGTGCCGGTGATCTTCGAGCATCCGCCGGACATGGTCGAGCGGAAGGAGCACCTGCTCTCCGAAAACCTTGGGATGGTCAATCCGAACCTCGGCTACTCGGTCGACCAAGCGTTTCTGGAGCGCGAATTCCGCAAGGCGAAGGAGGGCGGCGAAGAGTCGTTCCGCGGCTTCCTCGCGAAGCACGCCAACGTCGAAATCGGGCTAGCGCTCAGGTCGGACCGGTGGGCTGGCGCCGATTACTGGGAGAGGCAAGGCGTCCAGCGGCTCTCGCTCGAGGATCTGATTGCCCGGTCCGAGGTGATCGACGTCGGCATCGACGGCGGCGGCCTCGACGACTTGCTCGGTCTGGCCGTGGCCGGGCGTGAGACCGGTACAGGAAACTGGCTCCTCTGGACGCACGCGTGGGCGCATCCATCAGTGCTCGAGCGACGCAAGGCCGAGGCCGCGCGCTTCGAGGACTTTTCGAAGGATGGCGACCTAACGCTCGTCGAGGTGATCGGCGACGACGTCGACGAGCTGGCCGGCTACGTCGCGCAGTGCGAGCGGTCCGGTCTGCTCGACAGAGTCGGCGTGGACCCTGCGGGGATTGGCGCGATCCTTGACGCACTCGTCGATGCCGATGTGCCTGAGGACAAGGTGCTCGCGATCTCGCAGGGCTGGAAACTCACTGGCGCGATCAAGACGACCGAGCGGAAGCTCGCCGAAGGCGGCCTGCTTCACGGCGGTCAACGTCTGATGAACTGGTGCGTCGGCAACGCGCGCGTCGAGCCGCGCGGCAACGCGATCCTGATCACCAAGCAGGCGAGCGGCACCGCGAAGATCGACCCGCTAATGGCGACCTTCAACGCGGTATCCCTGATCAGTCTGAATCCGCAGTCAGCACCGAAACCTGGAATTGTGATCCTATGAGCGAAGCGGTATTCAAGGCAGCGCAGGCGAAGGCCCGGACGCCGGGTTCGTCGGTGCTCAATGCCTGGCGCGCGCAGCATGGGCCCGAGGCGACGGGGCGTATCAACAACGTCAACGAGACGCGGCAGAGCCTGACCGTTCAGGAGCTGGCCAACATCATTGGTGGCGGTGCAATCAGCAACGCCGGCCCGGTCGTGAACGAGACGACCGCGATGAAGGTGTCGGCGGTCTACGCGTGCGTCGCGCTGATCGCGGGCGCAATCTCGACGTTGCCGATGCCGGTCTATCAGCGCACCGCGACGGGCCGGGAGCGCGTCGAGCATCCGTATTGGTGGCTCCTGAATGAGCAGCCCGACGCGGACGTTTCCGCGGCGGTGTTCTGGGAGTACATGGTCGCGGCCCGGCTGTTCTACGGCGACTGTTTCGCAGAGATTGTGCGACCGTCGTTCCGCAGCAACCTGGTAACGGGATTCAAGGCGCACCACCCGCTGCGCGTTTTCCCGTTCCGCGATAGTCAAGGTGATCTGTATTACCGCGTGCAGCCACTTGTCGGCGCCGAGTACATCCTGCATCCGGCCGACATCATCCATATCCCGAGCCTCGGCTACGACGGGATTCGCAGCCCGAGCCCGATCACGTATGCAGCTCGCCAGTCTGTCGGGACGTCGCTCGCGGCGGCTGAGTACAGCGCGCGATTTTTCTCGAATGGAGCCCGCCCGGACTTCGCGCTGACGACCGACGGCAACATGACGGAGGAGCAAGCGAAGCTTCTCCGCGCGACATGGGGCGAGCGCCATAGCGGCGTCGCAAACTCACACCTTCCGGCGATCCTAACCGGCGGATTGAAGGTTCAGGAACTGACCATGTCGCCGGTTGACGCTCAGATCCTCGACACCTGCAAATGGGGCCTCGAAGAGATCTGCCGGGTGCTCGGTGTTCCGCCGTTCATGGTCGGATCGACCGAGAAAACGACGTCGTGGGGCAGCGGCCTCGAAAACATGGGGCGCGGCTTCGTCAAATTCACGCTTTTGCGCGATTTGCGCAAATTTGAGCAGGAATTCAATCGGAAGCTGTGGCCGAGTCGACAGAAATTCTTCGTCGAATTCGACGTTTCCGGCATGGAGCGCGGCGATCTGAAGAGCGAGAACGAAGCGCTCCGGATCGCGCTCGGCCGCGCGGGCGAACCCGGCTGGATGACTCAGAACGAGGTCCGCCATATCAAGCTTCTGCCGCCAGTTGACGGTGGCGACGTGATCAATAGCGGCGTGGCCCAAACGGCGAATGTGGCTGAGCCCGCAGCAGCGACCGAGACGGCGCCGGCGCCGGGCGGTCAACCTAACGAAGGAGCATCATGAGCAAGCTGATGACGTTGCTGGCGAGCAATCGCCGCCAAGGGCGCCCGCGCGCGCTCGAGGCGCAGGGCGACGACGTGACCATCTATATCTACGACGCGATCGTCCCGGACGATGACACCGCCGAGTGGTGGGGCGGTGTTTCGGCTCAGTCGCTCGTCCCGCAGATCCGGGCCATCAAGGGCGGCACCGTCCATTTGCGCATCAACTCGCCGGGCGGTGACGTATTCGCGGCGCAGGCGATCTGTGCGGCAATCCGCGACACCGGCGCCAAGGTGATCGCGCACATCGACGGTTACGCCGCGAGTGCGGCAACCATCATCGCATCGGCCGCCGACGAGGTCGAGATGTCGGACGGCGCGATGTACATGATTCACTGCGGATGGACGATCGCCATCGGCAACTCGGCCGATATGACGGCCGTGGCGGCGCTGCTGGACAAGACGGACGGCGTCATCGCCAGTCAGTATGCGAAGCGCTCGGGCAAGAGCGCTGACGACATGAAGACGCTGATGCAAGCCGAAACGTGGTTCACGGCCGAAGAGGCCGTCGAAATCGGCCTGGCCGACCGAATCGGCGAAAGCGCCGAGAAGGTTCAGGCGTCCTGGGATCTGAGCGCGTACGCGAACGCGCCGAAGCCGGAAGCGCGGCAGCAGCCCGAGAACATCGGCGCAATCACCGCCGAGCATCGACAGCGTCAGCAACAGCGCCTCCGCATGCTGAACTGCATCAACCATCAGTGACGCGCCTCGCGCAACTGAGATCAGCCGCCCTCGGGCGGTTTTTTTTCGTCCCCACGACCTGCGCGAGCGGTCAACCCTGAACGGAGAGAGTCACATGAAGCTGCAACAGCTGCGCGAATTGCGCAACCAGAAGGCGAAGGAAGCCAACGAGCTGAACAACAAGTACCCGGCCGACCAGCGCATGCCGGCGGCCGACTCCGAGCGCATGGATGCGATCCTGGCCGAAATCGAGGCGATCGACGGCGACATCGCGCGCGAGAACCGCCGCGTGCAGCTGGCCGCCGACGACCCGGCCGCGATCGAAGCAGCGGCGCGCAACGCGGCGACGCGGAATCCGGCGCAGCATGGCGACGAATCGAAGGCGCTCCGCGCGTTCCTCGCCGGCGGCATCGTCAACATGGCGGATGAAGATCGCGCGCGCATGCTTGCGCGCCAGACGCCCGACATTCGGAACGCGATGTCGACCACGACCACCACGGAAGGCGGTTTCACGGTCGCGACCGAGTATCAGCGCTCGCTGGAAATCGCGATGAAGGCATACGGCGGCATGCGACAGGTTTCGCACGCGATTCGCACCGCCACCGGCGCGACGATGAACTTCCCGACCACGGATCCGACCGCTGAAGTCGGCGAGATCGTCGGCCAGAACTCGCCGGTGAGCGCGCAGGATACGTCGTTCAACAACATCTCGCTCGACGTGTTCAAGTACAGCTCGAAGAAGATCGCGTTGCCGTTCGAGCTGGTGCAGGACAGCTTCATCGACATCGAGGCGTACATTCAGTCGCTGCTCGCGATGCGCCTCGGCCGTATCCAGAACTCGCATTTCACGAATGGCACGGGCACGGGCCAGCCGCGCGGCCTCGTCACGGCGGTCAGCTCGGGTAAGGTCGGCGCCACCGGCCAGACGCTGAGCGTCGTCTATGACGATCTCGTCGACCTCGAGCATTCGATCGATCCCGCATACCGAAACCAGCCCGGCGTCGGCTACATGATGCACGACTCGTCGGTGAAGGTCGTTCGCAAGATCAAGGACGGCCAGAATCGGCCGATCTTCGTGCCGGGCTACGAAGCGGACGCGATGATCAACGGCGGCGCGCCGGACCGCCTGATGGGGCGCCCGATCTACATCAACCAGGATGTGCCGGTGATGGCGGCGAACGCGAAGTCGATCCTGTTCGGCCAATACAGCAAGTACGTCATCCGCGACGTGATGGATCTCACGATCTTCCGCATGACCGACTCGGCATTCACGCTGAACGGTCAGATCGGCTTCGTCGGCTTTCTCCGGACGGGCGGCAACCTGATCGACGCCGGCGGTGCCGTCAAGGCATACGCCAACTCGGCGACGTAAGCGCTGCTGCTCAGAGCGAGGCGGACTTCGGTTCGCCGCTTCTTCTTCCTCCCGGAGTAAATCATGGCAAAGACGCAAACCGCGCGCGCGCGCGCGCTTTCGGACAACGAGAGCCTCGGCTTCAAATGCGAGCAGCTCGTCGAGGGCCCGGAGAAGGTCATCCAGGCACTCACGGACGCCGGCGCGGTCGACAACCATCCCGACGCGGTCGAATACGCCACGAAGCAGGGCGCAAAAGTGGTCGCTCTCGCCGATCCGGATGCGGCGGCGGAACTCGCGGCATCGGTGATCGAGAACAAGCAGGCCGAAGCGGACGGCGCGGCCCAGGATCCGGCGGCGTAAGGCATGGGGATCAGGCTCACACAGGCGCCCGCGGAGGAGCCGGTTACGCTGGAGGAGGCGAAGCTGCACCTCCGCGTGATCGACTCGTCCGAAGATGCGCTGATCTCGCTGCTTATCAGCGCTGCGCGCGTGCACGCGGAGAATATCTGCCGGCGCGTGTTCGTCACGCAGAAGTGGGATCTGTTCCTCGACGCGTTTCCGTTCTACACGTACTACGGAGTGATCCCCGGATACGTGCCGGTCGACCAGCTGCCGGCTGCATGGATGACGATGCGGAACTACGCGGTCCGCTTTCGCGGCAGCAAGATCGACATCCCGTTCCCGCGGCTGCAGTCGGTCGATGCGGTGAAGTACATCGATGCGTTCGGCAACCAGCAGACGATGGACCCATCGCTGTACGTCGTCGACAACATCAGCGAGCCGGGTGTCCTGACTCCGGCGACCGGGACGTATTGGCCCGACACGCTCAACACGACGAACGCGGTGCAGATCAGCTTCACGGCCGGCTACGGCGACGCATCGGCTGTCCCCGCGGGGATCAAGTCGTGGATCCTGATCCGCCTCGCGACCCTGTACGAGAACCGCGAGGAGGTCGCGATTCTCAATCGTGGCCAGGTGCATGACCTGCCGTATGTCGATCAGATTCTCGATCCGTACCGTATCTGGGGGTACGCCTGATGCGTTCGGGGGATTTCAACCGGCGCATCACGATCCAGGTCAAGCAGGCCGGTCAGGACGACCTGGGGCAGCCGTTGACGAGCTGGGTCGACGTGGCGGCCGGCGTCCCTGCGTACCTTCTCGCCTCGACCGGCAGGGAATACGTCAACTCCGGCGAGGAAATCAGCAAGGCGCAGGTGAGCATGCGGATTCGCTGGCGTACCGACGTCACCGCGGCGATGCGCGTGCTGTACGACGGCGGCATCTTCAGCATCGAGGCTGTGCTGCCGGATTACGCAGGGCGCCGGTATGTCGATCTGGCGTGCAGCGTGGGAGCGAACAATGGGTGATCCATCCGGCTCGATCGCTGCGAATCCACTATCGGCAGAGCTGATCGTCGTCGGCGCGCTGAAGTCTCTCGTCGCGAATGGCGACGGGACGCACCGCTGCTTTCCGGATGTCGCGCCAGAAGGAACGGCGCGACCGTACATCACGTACATGGCGGCCGGCGGTCAGTCGGCGAACTACCTCGACGACACCGTCGCGCTGCAGAACTCGCGGATGCAGCTGAATGTATGGGCTGACGATCGCGCCGGCGCGAGTCGGCTCATGCAGGCCGTGGTTGCAGCGCTCACCGGGCCACCGATCAACGCTACGAGCATCGGCGCGCCAGCAAGTATGTATGAGGCAGATACGAAGCTGCGCGGATCGCGCCTCGATTTCTCGATCTGGTTCACCCCGTAATCCCCGGCCCGCGCAAGCGGGCATTTTCTTTTGTGAGGTAAGGACATGGGATCCACCGCAGTTTCGGCGCAGGGCTCGAAGATTGAAATCCAAGGTTCGGGCGTCAGTACGCCGAAGAACATCTCCGGTCTTGCGCTCGGGTTTCCGACGATCATCTCGTCGTCGGCACACGGCTTCCAGAACGGCGACATCGTCACGTTCGCCGGCCTGCTCGGCAACACGACCCTGAACGGCGTCACGGCGACCGTGAAGAACGTCACGGCCGGCACGTATGCCGTCGACGTCGATACGACGGGGGGCACCGCCTATACCAGCGGCGGCACGGCGACGCCGAATACCTGGGTCAAGGTCAAGAACGCAAAGGCGTTCAAGGGCTTTGATGGCAAGCCGGCGAAGATCGACGTGACCAACCTCGACAGCGCGATGAAGGAATCGCGCCCCGGTCTGGTGGACGGGGGTCAATTCAGTGTCGATGTCGACATCGATGTGACCGACCCCGGTCAACAGGCGTTGCGCGCCAATTTCCTCACCGGCGCAATCACGAACTTCCGCTTGACGCTACCGAATGGAAAGACGCGTACGTTTCCGGCGTACGTCGAATCGTTCCCGTGGGACGGCGGCGTCGACAAGGTCGTGACGTCGACCGCCAACCTCATCATCACCGGCCTCTGGACCGACGCGTAACGCGCGGTTGCGGCTCACTATCAGGAATTGATCTACACCATGACGACTTTCTCGAAAGACAACAAGGCGACGATCCTCGCTGCACCGCACCTCAAGACCGACCGAGTTGATGTGCCCGAATGGGGCGACGGCGTGACGGTCATCGTCGCAGAAATGACCGGCGCGGCACGCGACGCGTTCTACGCCGCGCGCGACGGCGCCGACAAGAACGCGATCAGCGAATCGCAGGCTCAGCTGCTGATGGCGACTGTCGTTGACGATGCCGGTCTGCCGGTGCTCGACGATGGCGATATTGCCGCGCTGCGCGCGCAGGGCAGCGCCGTGCTCGACCGAATCGCGGACGCCGCGATGAAGATCAACGGCATGACCGCGACGGCGGTGGAGGATGCGGCAAAAAACTCCGCAGCCGCCCCGAGCGGCGATTCTGGTTCCGCCTCGCCGGCCATCTCGGCTGCACAGTAGGCGAGCTGCAGCAGCGCATCACGAGCGCGGAATTCGTCGAATGGATGGCGTTTTTCGACATGGAGCCATGGGGCAGCCATATCGACGACCTCCGCGCCGGCACGATCGCGTCGATGGTCGCGAACGTCAACCGCGACACGGAAAAGCGGCCGGATCCGTTTGAGCCGCTTCACTTCATCACGTGGAACGATCGACGCGCGTCGGAGAAGGAGCCCGAGCCGATCCTGCTCGACGATCCCGAGGCGCAATCGCAGCTGATTCTCATGAGCATGTCCCCGGCGAAGCATGGCTAAAAGTCTTTCAGTCGAAAACCCGGAAGGCCTGACTGCAGCAATCGACGCTCTTTCGCAGGTCGCGAGTGAGTCGGTATTGCGGCAGGCGACCGTCGCCGGCGCGCGCGTGATCTTCGACGAGGTGAAGCTGCGCACGCCGATCGGCATCGCAACGTGGGAGAGCCGAAACGGGAAGCAGAAGCGCTATCCGGGCTTCCTCCGGGACAACATCCTGATCGCTTACGACAAGGAGCGATCCGCCGACGGGCTTCGCGCGACGTACCTGGTGACGTGGAGTAAGGATGCCTTCTATGGGAGGTTCGTCGAGTACGGCACGTCGAAGATGGCCGCGAATCCTTTCTTGCGCCCCGGATATGACGCCTCGAAGGACGTCGCAGCAGAGAAATTCAGCGAAGTGATTGACGAGAAGGTCAAGGAGTTGACGAGTGGCTAACGAAACCGTTGTCCGGTTGACCGGCGATGCGTCCGGATACGTCTCCGAGATGGAGCGTGCGCGCAAGAGCGCCGCCGATTTCATGACGAGCCAGGACACGCTTCGTCAGCGCATGACCAATACGGTCACGGCGATCGAGAATTCTCGAAAGGCCATCAAGGAGCAGGGCGACGAGGCGCTGTTGGCGTTCAACAAGTCCGCACGTTCGGCCGAAAACTGGCTGAACGCGCTCCAGAAGCAGGCCGATCAGGCCGGAAAGACGCGCGCCGAACTGATGGAGCTGCGTGCGGCCGAGCTGGGCGTATCGGATGCTGCACAGCCGTTCATCGACAAGATCAAGTCAGCCGAGGCGGCCATGAACGGCGGCGGCCATGCTGCGCACGGTTTCAACCTTGCGACAGCCGGCGCCCGGCGCGAGCTTCTCGTTCTGGCGCACGAGGCATCGCAGGGCAACTGGAAGAATTTCGGCGGCTCCCTCATGGTGCTTGGTGAGCGGACGGATGCGATGTCGATGCTCATGACCAAGAGCGTGCTATCGGTCGGCGCGTTCATCGCCGTTATCGCGTCCGCAGCGGCCACCGTCTACCACGCACGCGAAGTCCTCGCCGATTATGGTGAGCAGATCGAGACCCTGCACCAGAAGACGGGCGTCTCGACCGACAGCATCCAGCAATGGGCCTTCGCAACGAAGTCTGTCGGCGTCGATACGAAGGAGGCGACAAAGTCTCTGGCTGGCCTTGGCGAGGCACAAAACAAGGCGATCAACGGGAACAAAGATTCCGCAAAGGCGTTCGCTGCGATCGGAATCTCGCTTGCGGACCTCAAGAAGAATAGCCCGGACGAGCTGCTCCCGAAGATTGCCGACGCGTTCCACCAGTCGGCGGACGGGGCAGCCAAGGCCGCCGTCGCGAACGAGTTGTTCGGTGCATCCGGCGAAAGCCTGATTCCGTTGCTCGATCGCGGGCGGGCTGGCCTTGATGCGCTTCGCGCCGCTGCCGCTGAATCCGGTGCCGTGATCGGTGGCGAGACGATCGCCAACATGGCTGCCCTCAAGGAGCAGATGGATCTGTCGAAGGCGAAGATGGACGCCTTGACGCTGAGCGCGAAGGCCCAGCTCCTGCCGACCATCATCAACCTCACCAATGCGCTGAGCGGCAACGTCGCGATGAAGCCCTTGATGATGGACTTTTACAACGCGGTAGGCGTCGTGATGAAGGCCACGGCCTCCGCGATCGCTACCGTCGTGGTCGGTTTCGAGCAGGTATCCGAGGTCATCGCGACCACTGCGATGGTGACGTATTACGCGTCGTCGGGTCAGTTCAAGATGGCCTACGACTCGGCGAAGGTCGGGTATGAAAACCTCAAGAAGCAGGGCGAAGGCTATTCGCAATTCATGCGTAAGTTATGGTCGGACACGACCGCGCCCGATGCGCATTTGCCGGGGCAAACGGGTACCAACCAGATCAATTTCGCGAAGGGTGAGAACGGCGCGCATCCGAAGGCGTATCACGACGACGCTGCGACGAAGTTCCTGCAGCAACTGCGCGATCAGGCCGCAGAACTGCAGTCGCAGTTGGCCACGACCGACAAGTTGACGAACGCCGAAAAGGAGCTCGCCAAGTTCAACCAGCAGATCAGCGACTGGAAGGGCAAGACGCTCACTGAGGATCAGAAAAGCCTGATCGGGCATCAGGTCGAGATTCGCATTCAGTTGCAGAAGAACATCGAACTCGAGAAAGAGGTCAAGCACCGCGAGGATGTGGCGAAGCTCCAGGAGCGTTCCGCGCAGCTGGCTCAATCCATTGCGGCATTCCAGAAAGGCCAATCTGAGCAGTATTCGCGCGAGCTGGGCGCGATCGGGATGGGTGCGGACGCCCTGAAGAACGTACAGGCCATCAAGTCCATCTACAAGGAATATCAGCGCCTGCAGGAGCAGCTTGACAAGGCGACGCCGAAGGAGCTGATCGGCGGCCCGGATTACCAAAAGGCGGTCGGCGAGATTCAGGCCGGGCTGCAACAGTCCCTGCAGGACTACGACGAGTACTACGCCGCGCTGAAGCTTAAACAGGCCAACTGGATCAACGGCGCGTCGACCGCGCTTGCGAACTATATGGACGAGTCGCAAAACAAGATGAAGCAGACCGAACAACTGTTCAATACCGTGACGAACGGTATGGAGTCGGCCTGGGTCAACTTCACGCAAACCGGGAAGCTCAGCTTCACGTCGCTGGTGAACTCGATAATCGCGGACCTCGCGCGCATGTCGGCAAAGGCGGCGATCAGTGGGCTTCTCGGAAACTTCGCGTCGATCGGTGGCTCTCTGATCGGCGGCTTCTTCGGGGCGAATGCCGGTGTTGCCGCACCCGTCTCGAGCGCGTTGCCGGGTGACTCACTCGACAACATGATCAATCTGACGAACGGGTTCGGCACCGGCCATGCAGACGGCGGATACATCACCGGCCCTGGCAGCGGCACTAGCGACAGCATCATGGCTCGCCTGTCGAATGGCGAATTCGTGGTGAACGCCGCTGCGACATCGAAGTACCGCGGCTTGCTCGAGGCGATCAACGGCAAGCAGCCGGTTGCGGCCGCACCGCGATTCGCGACGGGTGGCTACGTCGGTTCCTCGACGCCGGTTTCGGGTAGCTCCAGCAACGGCATGACGGTCATCGTCGACGCCCCGGTCACTGTAACGGGCGGCAATGGAACGTCCGCTGCCGAACAGCAAAACAGCGCCGAACTGTCCAAGAAGATCAAGCAGGCTGTTCAGGCTTTGTTGCAGAACGAGCGTAGGCAGGGCGGCGTGCTCTGGAAGCTACAGAACGGATTGAATTAAATGCCCGACACCTTTATTTGGGTTCCCACCGTCGCGCAGTATGCTGGAACGACAAAGCTGCGCGTGCGCAAGTCGCAATTCGGCGATGGGTACGAGCAGACCGTTCCGGACGGCATCAACAGTCGTGTGCTGTCGTACGCGCTGCAGTTCGTCGGTGGGGCTGACACGATCTCTGCGATTCTCGCCTTCCTCGATGCGCACGTCGGCATCGGGTTCTATTGGACTCCTCCGCTGCGGCAGCAGTCGCTTTTCAAGTGCGACACATACGCCGACTCCATCCCGGATAACGGCACGTATGCCGTGACGGCGACGTTCACGCAGACATTCGACCTCGGAACATGACAGCACTTCAAAAAATCAATCAGGGCACGGCGCCGGCCGGCTCAGACGGCGATACCGTGCGCTCGGCATTCTCGAAGGTGAATTCGAACGTCGACGTGCTTAATACGCAAGCGGCACTCACGTCGTCTGCGGTGATCACCGCAGCGCAGGCGCTGACGAACGCACACGTCGGCAAGCGTGTGAATATCAACCTGACGAGCGCAGGCACGATAAACATGCCAGCAGCCTCGACATGCGCCGCTGATCAGGTGACGCTTCTGCGCAATATCGGTGCGACCGTCGTGACGCTGGCGATCACAACAGGGTCCGGCGATACTGTCGCGCTGTCGAAGCTGAATCCGGGTGAGACAGCTCTGATGGACACCGACGGCGTTCACGCGTGGAACGTGCTAATGCGTGGTCGGACGAACGGCGACAATGAAGTTGTCAACGGAAACTGTACAGTCGGTGGGGCGCTGTCGGTTGCCGGTAACGAAACTGTTGGCGGGACGTTGGTAGTTGGTGGGGCTATAACTGCGTCAGGCGGATTTTCTGCGCGTCCAACGTTCGCTGGGGCAATTCCATGGGACTCCGCGAATCTGAATCCGGTTTCCATAACCGGATCGCAGACAGTGACGGGGGCAAAGACATTCTCGAACACGTTTACGCTGTCGCAAGCAGCAACCGTTAGCCCGTCTCTCGTGCTAAATGCGAACGGCTATGCGCCGTCTCTGAGAAGTATTACGAGCACCTTCTCGACTGATTTTGTAAACAGTGCCGGCACCGCAGTCAATTTTTCTGTTTTCGATTCTGGAGCATCGTCTGCACGAGTGGCATTCACGGTCGGTGATGCCAGCAACGTCGACAAAGTAACAGTCAAAAATTTTGGCGTCAGTCAAGGCAATGGAGTTGTTTTCCTTCCTAGCTCGAGCGCAAATACTCCGCTGTTGTTCGGAACCTATGGCGGAGGCGTATCGGGTTCTGTCTCCGTTAGTGGTGCAACGACTGCGTTCAACACGAGTTCCGACTATCGCCTTAAGCAGAATTACAGGGCGATCGAGAATGCTCGGGCGTCTATTCGAAAGATTCGCTTTTACACTGGTGAATTCAGGGCTACGCCGGGCGAGCAGCATGACTATGTAATCGCGCATGAGTTGCAGGAGATTATCCCGACCGCGGTGACGGGCGAGAAGGATGCGATGGGAGATTGGCATCCGGTATATCGCCAAGGATTCAATCCGACTACGCAGACGCTCATCGATGTGCAGGTTGGTGAAGGAGAGGATGGAGAGCCAATCTTCGAAAAACAGGTGGTAGCCGTCCCGACTCCTGTAGAGCCTGGTGACGTCATCGACGTGGTGCAAGAAATCGCTCCGCAGGCGGTCGACTACTCGAAGTTGGTTCCACGCATTGGCGCAGCCGTACAGGAGATCGATACGGACGTCGAAGACATTAAGGGGAAGGTTGCCGCTCTGCTATTGCGTGTCGAAGCCTTGGAGGGGAAGTGACGATCGCATCCGACATCCAGAAACTCATTCCCGGTGCACTGATAGAACTATTCGAAGTGGATTGCACTGCGATCGGTGGCGACATGCTGCGCTTTCATGGGCATCTGCAATCGACCTCGATCTGGTGGCAGGGAAACGAGTACAAGCCGTGGCCGATTCAGGCAAGCGGATTCGAGCACACGTCTAGCGCGCAGCAGCCGTCGCCGACGCTTTCTGTCGGAAACGTCGGCGGCACGATCTCGGCGCTATGCGTCTTCCTTGGCGACATGGTCGGCGCAAAGGTGCGGCGCCGGCGCACGCTGACGAAATATCTCGATTCGGTGAATTTCCCGTCCGGCAACCCGACTGCAGATCCGACGCAAGAGATGGCGCCGGAGCTCTGGTATATCGAGCAAAAGTCCGGCGAGACGAACGCGCAGGTCGATTTCATGCTCTCGTCGGCGCTCGATTTCGGAGGCCAGCAGGTGCCCGCTCGGCAGATTGCATCCGGATGCCAATGGCGGTACCGAGATGCGAATTGCGGATACACCGGCACGGCCTATTTTGACGCGAGCGACAACCCTGTAACCGACCCGGCGCTGGACCGATGCAGCAAGCGAACTAGTGGTTGCGAGTGCAGGTTCGGCGTCAACAACCCGCTTCCGTTCGGTGGCTTCCTCTCCGATACGATTTCCTGAACTTTCCTCAACATGCATCCGCATACCCGCTTCGGCGGGTTTTTTTATGGACGAACGAATCAAGGCTGCGATCACCGCGCACGCGCTCGCTGAATACCCGCGCGAGTGTGTTGGCTTCATCGTCAAGACTGACGTCGGCGAAGTCTATCTGCCATGCGTCAACCGCGCACCTAAGCCGGAAAACGACATGGCGGTATCGGGCGAGGACTACGCACGCGCCGAAGATATGGGCGAGATTGCAGCGTTCGTTCATTCGCATCCAGGCATGCCGGCGCGCCCGAGCGGCGCTGACAGGGCGATGTGTGAGCAGAGCGGTATCACGCGCTGGATCATCGTTTCGCTCGGTGTGCAGGCCGATGGCTTGATTGCCATCGACGACTGGTGTGAGTTCGGGCCGTCCGGTTTCATCGCGCCGCTCATCGGGCGCCAGTTTGTGCATGGCGTGCACGACTGCTACGCGATTGTGCGCGATTACTACCGGCTCGAGCGCGGCGTTGATCTCCCTGATTTCGAGCGAAGCGACGAGTGGTGGGATGACGGTCACTCGTCGCTCTATCTCGACAACTACCGCGCCGCAGGGTTCGAAGACGTGGGGCACGATGCGCCGCTCGAAGTCGGCGACGTGCTGCTGATGCAGATCCGCAGCCGCAACGGCGTGCCCAACCATGCCGGCGTCTATCTCGGCGACAGCCAATTCATCCACCACATGCACGGGCGCCTGTCTGGCCGCACGGTGTGGGGCGGCATGTGGGCGCAAAGCCTGCACACGGTGCTGCGCTACAAGGGGTAATCAATGAGCAACACGCTTCGTACCGTACGCCTCTATGGCGTGGCGGGGACCAAGTTCGGCCGCGTGCATCGCATCGCCGTGTCGTCGACTCGCGAAGCCATGCGTGCGCTGTGCGTGACGGTTCCCGGATTCGAGAAATTCATGATGAGCGCCAAGGACAACGGCCTGACATTCGCCGTATTTCATGGCCGCCGGAACGTCTCAGAAGACGAGCTCGAGCATCCGGTCGGGAGCGATGAAATTCGCATTGCGCCGATCCTGATCGGCAGCAAGAACGGTGGCCTGTTCCAGACCATCATCGGGGCCGCGCTGATCGTGGTTGGGGCATTCACGAGCGCATACGGCGGATCGACGCTGATCGGCCTTGGCGCTTCGATGATGCTCGGCGGTGTCATGCAGATGCTGAGTCCGCAGACGAGCGGGCTCGCGGGCGCTGGCCCGAACAATGGCACGTCGTACTACTTCAATGGGCCAGTCAACAGTGCGGCGCAGGGCGAGCCGGTTCCTTTGGTGTACGGCCGCATGGTAGTCGGCTCGAAGGTAATCAGCTCTGGAATTTTTGCACAGGACAAGAACTGATATGCGCATTCAAGGCTCGAAGGGCGGCGGATCGAGCAGCACGCCAACGCAGTCGCCTGATAGCCTGCACTCGATCGCCTATGCGAAAGTGCTCGACGTTCTGTCCGAGGGGCCGATCGGCGGTCTTGTGAGCGGGTTGCAGTCCGTGTATCTGAACGGCACGCCAATCCAGAACAGCGATGGCTCGACGAACTTCGCGAACTACAGTTTCGAAGCGCGTACGGGCACGCAGGATCAGACCTATCTCGCCGGGTTCCCCGCCGTCGAGAACGAGATCGCCATCAGCACGCCGCTGACGTCGGATGCTCCTTGGGTTCGCCAGGTGCAAAACACGCAGCTCACGGCCGTACGGTTGCGGTTCGGCGTCCCGGCGCTGCAGGTGTCGGACGCGACGACCGGCAATGTTACGGGCTACCGAGTCGAATATGCGATAGATCTCGCCGTCGACGGCGGCTCGTACTCGCAGGTCGTTTCCGGTGCGTTTGATGGCAAGACGACGTCGCTGTACGAGCGCAGTATTCGCATCGAATTGCCGGCCGCGACTTCGAGCTGGCTTGTGCGTGTGCGCCGCATCACGCCGAACGCGCATAGTTCGCTGATCGCGGACACGATCAATATCGAGGCGATCACCGAAGTCATCGATCGCAAGCTGCGCTATCCGATGAGCGCCCTCATCGGCCTCACGTTCGATGCGCAGTCGTTCAGTTCGGTGCCGACGCGTTCCTACGACATCTATGGTCTGTTGATCCGCGTCCCGACCAACTACAACCCGGTGACGCGCGCATATACCGGCGCTTGGGACGGTACGTTCAAGACTGCATGGTCGAACAACCCTGCATGGGTCTTCTACGACCTCGTGCTGAACGCGCGCTATGGGCTTGGCAACCACGTCGACGCATCAATGGTCGACAAGTGGGGGCTGTATCAGATTGCGCAGTATTGCGACGTGATGGTCGCAGACGGGAAGGGCGGCCAGGAGCCCCGGTTCACGTGCAACTGCGTGATCCAGTCGCAGGCCGACGCGTACAAGGTGTTGCAGGATCTCGCGACTACGTTCCGCGGCATCGCGTATTGGGGTCCGGGATCAGTCGTAGCGAACGCAGACATGCCGGCCGATCCGGTCTACGTGTACACCGCGGCGAATGTCGTTGGCGGCCAGTTCAAGTACGTCGGCTCGGCACTCAAGACTCGCTACACGACTGCGCTGGTGAGTTGGAACGATCCAGCGAATCAGTACAAGCAGGCCGTCGAATATGTGCCTGATGAGGACGGGATCGCGCGCTACGGCGTCACGAAAGCGCAGATCACCGCGTTCGGGACAACGTCGCAAGGGCAGGCGCACCGATTGGGGCTCTGGACACTGCTGACCAGCAGGTACGAAACGAACACGGTTTCGTTTTCCGTCGGACTCGACGGTACGCTCTGCGCACCTGGGCAAATCATCGCCGTCGCGGATCCGGCGAAGGCCGGCAAGAGAATGGGTGGCCGCATCCGCGCGGTGAACGGCGCCGTGATCACGCTCGACAAAGCACCGAGCGTTTCAGCCGGTGACGTGTTGACCGCGATCCTGCCCACTGGCGTAGCGCAGAAGCGCACCGTCAGATCGTCTGCTGGCGATGCAATCACGGTGGACAGCGCCTTCGATACAGATCCAGTCGTCGGGGCCGTGTGGATGCTTGAAAACACGACCCTCAATGCGCAGCTGTTCCGAGTGATCAGCGTGCAGGAGGCATCTGACAACGACCAGATCACGTACACGATCAACGCTGCTCAGCATGAGCCCGGCAAGTACGCGGCAATCGACAATGGTGCGGCGATTCAGGTTCGGCCGATCACGGTCATCCCGCCCTCGGCGCAGGTTCCGCCGGATAACGTTCGGCTCTCGACGTACTCGGTGATCGACCAGGGCATCTCCAAGACCGTCATGGTCATCGCATGGGATGCTGCCGCGAATGGTGTGAGCTACCTTCCGGAGTGGCGCAAGGATAACGGCGAGTGGGTGTCGGCTAACCAGACGGGCGGCCTGCAGGTTGAGGTGTCGGGCATCTACCGCGGCACCTACAGCGCGCGCGTCCGTGCCGTCAACGGTATGGGGGTGACCTCTGTTCCGGCCTATTCAGCGGACACCACTCTTACCGGAAAGACGGGCCTCCCGCCGGCTGTAGCGTCGCTCTCGACCGTCACGCAGGTGTTCGCGATTGAGGTTGCCTGGACATTCCCCGCCGACGGGACTGCTGGCGATACGCAGCGCACCGAGATTTGGTACAGCAGGACGAACGACCTCAGCACTGCGACGAAGCTATCGGACTACGCGTTTCCGCAGGCCAGCGCGAGTTTGATGGGCCTCGCAGCTGGTCAATCGTTCTTCTTCTGGGCACGCCTCGTTGATACCTCCGGAAACATCGGTCCTTGGTATCCGTCAGGGGGCGGCGTGAATGGGCAGAGCAGCAGCGATGCGACTCCGATTCTTGCGTACCTCGCTGGAGCAATCACGAAGACGCAGTTGGGCAGTGATGTCCTGACGCCCGTCAATGCGATTCCCGGTTTGCAGCAGAGCGTAAGCGATAACGCTGCAGCGATCACGATGGAGCAGCAATCTCGGGCCACGGCCGACGCAGCGCTTTCGACGCGCATCGATCAGGTGAGTGCTCAGGTCGTTATCCCGCCGATGGCCGGCGATAGTGGGGGATATGCCGGATCGACAACGGTCTATGCAGGCGTATGGTCTGAGCAGTCTGCGCGCGCCGAGGCAGATATGGCTCAGGCGCAGAAAACGGATACCGTTACCGCTCAGATGCAGTCGTCCGTGGCAGCGCTGTCGGCGGCCGTGCAGACCGAGACCACGGCGCGAATTGCGGCTGACTCAGCCACGGCGGCACAGATTACGACCGTACAGGCGCAGGTCAATAGCAACACGGCTGCAGTTCAAACGAACGCTGCGTCCTATGCTGACATCAACGGCCGAGTCGCTGCCTCCTATCAGATCAAGACGCAGGTCACGACAGGGGGGCGCACATACATCGCCGGTATCGGCGTTGGCGTCGATAACACCAGCGGCACGGTCGAGTCTCAGGTGCTGGTCGCGGCGCAGCGCTTTGCGATCCTCGACAACACTGGCTCGACAGTGTCGTCGCCATTCGTGGTGCAGGGCGGCCAAGTGTTTCTTTCGCAGGCGTTCATCGGCACCGGCTGGATAACGAATGCAATGATCGGACAGACGATCCAGTCTACCGCCGTGGGTGCTAACGGTCAGCCGCTCTGGATTTTGGATAAGGCCAATGGCATCACGTTCAATGGGCCGAACGGCGGGAGTGGATATTTGAACATCAACTCGAGCACGCTAACGGTCTACGACAGCAATGGCACGCTGCGCGTGCGCCTGGGGATCTGGTAATGACGGCAGGTTTGCAAATATGGGATGGCTCTGGCCGCTTGCTGCTGGATGCCACATCGCGCGCGGGCCGAGTGATGGGCATTGTGCGAGCGGAGGGCGTAGCGGGCAGTGCGTCCGCCGACCTGTCGAGCGGGGCGCCTTTCTGGGCGTTCATGCCAGATTGGATCTTCAAGCGGGTATCGGGTGCCGAGCCGTCTCCCATCGTGTCAATTGGGCCAAGCGGAATCAGCTGGACATACAGCCCGAACTCTGGCGGATCGAATGCCTATAACCCGGTTCCGGGATGGCTTGTATTTGGAGTGTATTAAGGATGACTGCAGGATTTCAGGCATTCACGGATACCGGTCTGTATCAGATCGATGGAATGACACCCAACTACCAGCTGGTGATGTCTGCGTCAGCAGCATCGAGCAGCACGACATTGAAATTGGCGATAAACGACGCTGGAATTACTTTTTACACGACGCTTGCCGCAGTGTCATTTACGTTCTCGGCGAATCAAGCACCGATGTACGGTGTATATGCAGAAGGCGGTGTTGGAATAACTCTCTGGAATGCAACGTCATCTGGCAATACGTACACGCTGACCTTCATCACCGAGCAGCCGTGCATGGTGCACTTCTTCGCTTTCGATAAAGTGCCACCTCCGAGCGGGAACTTCGGCCTGCAGGTGTTCAATGGAAATGGCGTGCTAATTGCTGACTCATCGCGGCCATTCCTGCGTGTGCTCGACGTTATCTACGAAGAGTATTTGCCACCTGGGACGGGCTGGGTCACAACCGGGTCTCCGTATCCAACATGGAAGTCGAAAACGTACAGCGCCCCAGTCATCATATCGGCGATCTACTCAGTGCATGTGGCTTGGAGCTATGACCCTGCCGGCGTCGAGCTTACGTCGATCCGAGTGAGTGGGAGCACTGTTTCATGGGGAACGACGATGTACGGGGGTGGCAAGACATCAAACTTCTCGGGGTTCAGGGAGCAATATCGCTCGCGCTTCATGGTGCTGGATGGAACTGGAATCGTGTGATTGGCCGCTTTCGAGCGGCCCTTTGTTTTTTGGGGGGGGAATGCATGCAAGTTAGTCCGACGGAGGCAGCAAGCTACGCCGGTAGCGGCGTGGCTCTTGGAGCGTCGCTGACGCTTACTCAAGTGGGTGTGATCGTTGGTATCGCAACAGCAATCCTGACGTTCGCCTCCAACTTGTATTTCCAGTGGCGAGACGACCAGCGCAAGCAGCGCGAATCCGATCTGCGGATCGAAGATTTGGAGAAACACGATGGCTAGTACACCGAGGAAAACTCTCGCGGGTGTTGTAGGGGCTGCTGCGGCAGCCCTTTTGCTTTCTATCGTCCCGCGATTTGAAGGGCAGGTGCTCGTCGCGCAGCCGGATCCAATCGGCATCGTGACTGCGTGCAACGGCGATACGAAGGATGTGAAGCTAGGGCAGCGCTTCACGCCGGAAGAATGCCGAGCTCGGCTCGAGCAGCGTTTGATCGAGCATGCCGAGCCGGTGCTGAAGTGCACCCCGACGCTGAAGGGGCACCCGTACCAACTCGCGGCCGCGGTTAGTTTCGCCTACAACGTCGGGCCGCGCGCGTACTGCGCGAGCACAACTGCTCGCCGGTTCAATGCGGGCGACTTCCGCGGCGCGTGCCGCGCGATGAACGAATCGGACAGCGGCCGTCCGCAGTGGGTGACGGCCGGTGGCCGCGTGCTGCCCGGACTGGTGAAGCGGCGCGCAGACGAGCGTGCGCTCTGTGAGAGGGGGCTGTGATGCTGAGAATCATCATTCCGTACCTGATTGCTGCGATTCTCGGAGCGTCGGCTGGCTTCGAGGTCGAGCACCTGATCAGCGCGCGGCGGATCGCCGATATGAAGTCCGATGCTGCGATCGCACAAACGAAGGCGGTCGAGGCCGCTCGTATCGAGGAACAACGCCGCACTGCGGCTCAAACGGAGATAGCAAATGATGCGAACCAACAACGAACGGCCGCGCTTGCAGATGCTTTTGCTGCTCGTGCTGCCGCTGGCAGCCTGCACCAGCGCGTCGATCAGCTCGTCGCAACCGCCCGCCATCCCACCGTTGCCGCCGGAGGCTCGACAGCCGGCGACGCCCTCGATCTGCTTGCCGACGTGCTCGGCCGCGCTGACCAGCGCGCGGGCGACTTGGCAGAGTACGCTGACCGCGCCCGCATCGCCGGCCAGCAGTGCGAGCGCGACTACGACGCGCTGACGATGACAACCGCGAAATCGACGAACTGACTGCGCTGCAGGATTATTTGACCGCAAGACGGCCGGCGATGTCCGGCCGTAAACAGATTGTGTGGATCGTAAAAAGCTCTGTAAACTTCATAGAAACGAAGTGAAGTTCATCAACTAGCGCCTGAGACCAAAATGAAAAAGATCCTCGCAGCACTGGCAATTCCACTTTGCATTTCCATGGCCGCTTGCGGCGGCGGCGATTCGGCCGCAGCGCCCAGCAAGTTTGCGGTGAAGCTGACGTTCTCCGGCGTTCCGCTCGTAACGCAGCAAAGGACTACGCGCACGGCCTCGACGGATGTTGCTTCCAGCGCTAGTGCAACGCCCGCGCCATCTGCGGGCCAAGCAACCGTTGACGCGCTTCAGCAGCGGTTCGCCGCGGCGGGCGCCGGGATCACCGTATATCCTGGTGTGATCGACGGGACGACCCTGCATCAACTGGTTATGGCTGTGAATAATGGCGTCGGTCCTACGCAGGATGAGATGGATCATGCGAAGCTTCCGGTTGCGCCGTCCGAATGGGTCGTATTGAATTTCCAGCTCGACGATATGCAAACGGGGCGCAATGATCCCGCTCAGGTCGCGGCAATCGAGCAATTCCGCAAGGATCTCGTCGTGTTCCAGAATCGGCTCTATCTGGAAGGCAAACAAATTTACAAGGTGCTCCCGATTCGCACGTGCGAATTGCCCCTGGGTCAAACGGCAGCAGATGGGTTGGCGGATCTCTTGGCGAGCGTGCCCGGCAACGGCTATTTGCTTGGCCTAGTGGATGCCCCGGATAAGTCGCACATGGGAGCGGACTGCCGAACTCCGGACCAGGCAACACAAGACGCTCATCTGACCGCCATCGTCACCCGTGTGGTAGACAGCTACAACGCGGTCAATGCGTATGTGAACGACTGCCGCGCCCATCCGGAAAACCATCCCGAGGGTTGCAAAGGGCTGTAACACATCGGGGGCGTTTGCCCCTGATGGTTGTGAGATCAGGGGTGCCTCCTTGTAGGCTTTCGTGACGCACCGGATCTATCAAGCGGGTCATCGGTCCTACGTCCTTCGCTCCTCGTCCTGCAACAGCCGACGCAGCTTGTACAGCGCGACGAGGTGTGCCCCTCCCGTATCCTCGTTCCAGACCGTCTGTACGATCTGTCGGTATTCTTCCGCTTCAGCGATCACCTTCCGCATGCGCACGATCTCGATGATGAGGGTGCGCACCTCGTGCCCTTCGGGATACCGGCGCCATATTTCCCGGAGCTGGCGCGCGGTTGGCGACTGGATGGAGGGCAATGGCGGCTTCGGCATGACGGCGTAAATACTGTATGGATATACAGTTTATCGCGGAGTAAGATGGGGCCGTCAACTCGAAAAAGTGGGGACAGCATGTGCACCAACTACGTGGCACCAGGCGAAGATCCCGGACTCAGCGAGTTGCGGATCGACAGCTTCGTCGACCTCTATCGGTGGCACCCATGGAAGCCAGAGATCTACCAGGACTATGACGCGCCGATCGTCGGCTACGTCGACGGGCAGTTCAAGCCGCTGATCGCCGGCTTTGGCTTCTGGCCGCGCGCGCTGCAGAAGGCCAACGTCGAGAAGGCGAAGGAGCAGGGCAAGAAGCCGCCGATCATGCGCAGCACGATGAACGTGCGCGACGACAACCTCGGGAAGTCGCCGTTGTATGCGCCGGCGTGGCGCGCCGGCCGCCGCTGCCTGATTCCGGCGAAGTGGATCTACGAGCCGAACTGGGAGACGGGGAAGCACGTGCGGTACCGGATCGGGCTGGCCGGCTGGCGGCCGCTGTGCGTTGCTGGTATCTGGCGCATGCTTCAGCGCCCGGACGGCACCGAGCAGCACACCATGGCGATGATCACGGTGAACGGTGATGAGCACCCGATCATGAAGCATATGCATCGGCCGGGCGACGAGAAACGGTCGGTCGTGATCCTGCGGCCGGAAGACTGGGAGGAATGGCTGACGACGTCGAATGTTGAGGCCGCGCGCGCGATGCTGCAGCTGTACCCGGCGGAGGATATGGCGGCCGAGCCGGCGGCAGCCGAATGAGGCAATTTTCTCTGGAAGATGAGGGTTTTGCGCTACGCCAGGCATCGCGCTCACGCAACCATATATTCCAGCGTTTCGTTTTAACGTGCTGAAATATAAGGGAAATGTATAAGGATTGTGATTCCTGTTGTCGTGGGTTCGAGTCCCATCAGCCACCCCAAAGAATTCCTAGCGGTATCAAGTAGTTGAAAACGGCACTGTCCTGAAGGACAGTGCCGTTTTTGTTTTGGAATTCCCGAATGGGGAATTGCGCGCGGTAACGCGTTACGAGCTATGTGAAGTCGCAGGGGCGGGCAGCTGTCGCCGGACGCATGCCGATCCCGCAACGCCTGGGGTCCGCCTTTGCCGGGTCACGAATACGTGCGCCGGCTCCCAGTGCCGAGTCCGTCGCGCGGCAGCGGTGCACTGGCGGCGACGGTTCGTGGCCGAGCAGTCGCTTCTCGTCGCGCCGTTGAAGCCGCGCGCGTCTGCCGACGCAAGCCACCCGAACCGGGCCCGGGACCCGCGGCGAACCCAGACAGCGCCCCTCATCGAGCGGAGTTTGCCCCGCGGCGGTCGCCGTCCTAGTTGTCTTGAACGGCCGCGTCACCGGTCTGGGCAATCTTGGATAGCACGCGCTTCTGATATGCATACCAGGACATCAGACAGTCTTTGTCGCGGCAATTTCTTTCTCGAAAGTTCCATTGCCGCCTCGTTCTATTATTGAACGCCGTCTTGTCTACCGCGGCCTCCTTGGCCTGACGATACGTGTCGGCGAGATCGCGGTCAGCTGCCGCCAAATCCGGATCGTGACAGATCAGAAACTCTGGAATCGACTTCGCCTTGCTGCAGTCGAAGCTCGTTTGCTGGACGGGGCCGTTGGCAGAGTCATGCTGAGCGTCGGTGGCCGGTGTGGTCGTGGTCGATGGTTGCGGCACTTGCGATGACGATGCTGCACCGACCGCAGCCTGGCTCATGGTCTGACTTGGCGCTCGCTGACCGAACGGAATCAGTTGCCCGGCTACGGCATCTTCCACCATTCCATTCAACAGGGATCCCGGCGCAACACGTATGGTTTCCGTCTTTACCACGATATCTCCGGCCATAGTCTGCGATTTTGCGAATTCACAGGGCGCTTGACACGCGACGCGCGTCGAGAAATTCGGATTATCTTCGTCGATCAACAGCAGGATGTACGTGCCATCGCGAAGGCCGACGTATCGCATCATGACCAAAGGCTTGGCCGTCTTTCCGGCACGAATATCATCTTCGCTTAGGCCCGGCTCGTAACCATAAGTACCGTCCTGATTGATGGCGTAATTGTGCCGAGGCGCGGGCGGGGCGGTGGTGGTCGTTTGCGTCGGAGAAACCTGAGAGGCCGGGGCAGTGTCACTGGCCGCGGCAGGTGCCGCCGTTGTGGTTTGCGAATTAGTGTTGTCCTGCTTCGAATTACATCCCGCGAGAGCTGCAACGACAAGCAGCACAGGGCCAATATGTTTCAT